TTTCGATTTTTTAGAAATAACATGATGATAATAACCTTAAAAGTATAGTGTTATTTCGATTTTTTGAAAATTTTTTATACTGGATATATATAAACTATGCTCAGTATAAAGGACGGGAAACCGATAGCCATAATTAAGGGTGGTAAATTTGACAACACAATTATATACATTGATGACAAACTAAAAAGACCAAACAAGGACACAAAAAAAGAATATTTTACGAGAAAGCACAACGTGAACAGCATTGATACATTACATATAAAACCGTTGGATGAAGTATATGTGTACGATGACGGTATTATACAACCGCTACCGGATTTTAACAACACACAGAGAATATATATAAGTGGTCCTACTGGCAGCGGTAAGAGTTACTATATAAGATTGTGGTTAAAGGAATATATAAAAGTGTTCCCCGATAGACCCATTTATTTATTTTCTGATATGCTTGAAGACCCGGCGCTAGATGACTTTAAAAACTTAATGCGGTTCAAGTTAGATGAAGGTTTACTTAAAAAAAAGCATATCAGACCCGAGAAATTTAAAAATAGCATTGTTATATTTGATGATATTGACAGCATACAGGACAAAAAATTATATGCATATGTGCTAAGTTTACAAAATGCGATATTGAAAACTGGACGAAAACTAGGCATAACCGAAATAGTCACAAATCATCTTATGAACAATGGGATAAAAACAAAAGAGATATACAATGAGTGCTCAATTATTGTTTTTCCTACTAGGGGCAGTAACTTCTACGCGCTCAATTATGCACTTAAAAAATATTTGGGTATGGACTCAAAACAAGTTAAGCACGTTGCAAGGCTACCCACACGCATGGCTACTATTTTTAAAGATTTTCCGCAGTTTGTTATGTACGAAAAAGGAATTTATCTATTATAATTATATACATGGATCAAGTTATAAAACAATTAGTACAAAAGCCATTGAGCGGAAATGATATATATAACGCATGCGAAAAAAGCATTAAGATAATGAAATATGGAGAACTGAATAAGTATAAGACAATAGATGACGCATTTAACCCATATGATGCAATCGCACTATTATATATGACAAAGCCGACATTCGGGCACTGGGTTCTATTATTGAGGCATCCCAAACAAAAAACAATTGAATATTTTGACAGTTACGGGGGGTTTATAGATGCACCCCAAGAAAAGATAACAACCGAAATTAAAAAAATGACCGATCAGCGGGATAACGAATTAAGCAAAATGTTATTAGATTCTAAGTATAAAATTGTATATAACCCGGTGCAAATTCAGGCGTTTAACAGTGGTGTTTCATCTTGTGGGCGTCATATATGTTTAAGGTATTTAATGCGTCATATACCTTTAACACAATATATTAAAGTGCTAGAGAATAGCAAAAACAACCCGGATGAGATAGCAACATATTTAACAGCATTCATATAAATAATATATAGTTCTAGTTTATAACATGCAGAACCTCGACAGATGCGATAACGTATATTATAATATTAATATTCCTCATGATGACAATATAAGTCGAAATGGAGAACCAACACCGGCGAACTATTTTGAAATTAGGGGAACCTCTATTTTACCTTGTGACGCTGAAGATTACACGATGAGCGTTGTGAGGTTTTCAATCCCTACTTCTCAAATACCTATACAAGTAGTACCCGTTGATATCTCGCCAGGTAATACCGATATTAATAAATTACTGTATTCTATAACATTAGAATGGAGCGGCAACACTTTTCAGGAATTCATAACATGGGAAACCGCCCTAAATTATGTACCTGTTCCAAATACACCAATAGAAGGACAAGAGCAAAGATATGCACCATATTATTATTTGTATAGTGTTAAACACCTTCTATATAGAATTAATTTAGCATTAACAAAAGCATTTGGTAAATTGGTATCAGCTGGAGCACCAATAACAGCCCCGCCATTTTTTGAGTACACAGGAGAAACTGAAAAAATAAGACTTTATGTGCCTGAAGATTACACGACTAATAGTGTTAATGTATATGCAAATAACGCATTAAATAGAAATTTTGGCCTTGGTTTTGATCAAATATATGAAGGTTATAACGTACCAGATGGCAAGGATGCATTATTTATATTAAGTCGTAGTGGCACTAATATATTAACATTAACAGCACCAATTAACCCTTTACCATTAGTTGCGCCTTATAATTGGAACACACAACCATATATAGAACTTATCCAGGATTATAATAGCGTTTCTGATATGTCAAGTTTTTCTTCAATTGTCATAACTAGTCGGAGTATACCTATAAGGAACGAATGGGTAAGCCTGCAATTATTAAAAGGACCTATACCGATAGGCCAGCCAGTACCCAGCAACGGGACTACACAAGATGGATTTTTAAATATTTTAACTGATTTCGAGGCCGATATTGTTAGTGGGTTTGAGTTAAGAAGCAAATTAATATATACTCCGACCGCTGAATATAGGCGCACTACATTATTAGGGGGTAACCTTTCAACAATTGATATACAAGTTTATTGGAAAGATAACTATGATAATCTATATCCTGTTATGATACCTGCACACGATGTACTAACAATTAAATTGTTGTTCGAAAAGAAAATATAAAAATATAGAATATATGTTTTTTTATGTATATATAATATATAACAAAACTCTATAGAATGTCTTTAAATAATCCAGCTGTCCAAGTTGCCCGGGTTATGGACCCACGGCTAGAAATTAATAGACGCCGCCATTATGTGGCCCTTAAAGGTGCTATGGTTAACACTCATCAGCAATTCCCGGCCACAAATATTTCGGCATCCTCTTGCCAAATCAGTTGTAACCCGCCAAATCGTGGGATTGCAATAGCCCGAAAAGTACTAAAGGAGGGCGAATTTGATGTGGTTTTGAATGGTACAAATACAGGCGTTAACCCTTTACTATCAGAAGGTTATTACGCACTTAGACAGTTTCCACTTACTCAAGTTACATCGAGTGAAAGTTTAACCCTTAACAATGCTACATTTACACAGGCGCCATTATCTCAGTATTGGCCAGAGGTGCTAAATTACCACAATGAATATAAAACACGATTCGGCCAATATTCGTTGACCCCTTCAATGGCTGACCAAAGCCAAACTTATGAAGAATTGGCAGGCACCGTTCGTAACCCACTTGCTGCTTATGGTGACAATTCATATGAACAAACCCGCGGTTCATTCCCTGGGCTTACTGTTGTTAGCAATACACCCACACAAGCAGTTCTAAGGGTTAGAGTTATTGAACCTATACTACTTTCTCCACTTGTGGCAGGTTGTAAAAGTGATATGACCAGCGCACTTGCCGGGATTCAGAATATGAGTTATGGGTGTACTTTTGGGAAACTTGAACGCTTGCTTTCATTAATTAAGGACCAAGGAGCGCCAGGAGTTAAGGAGATAACAAGTGTCTCGGTGACACCTACAGCTTTTAAACTATTGTTCAATTATCTGACCCCTGACCCACTTAACCCGGTTCCTCGCAACATGGTATCAAGTCTTTTCTCAATTGTATCATATCCAACTAAATATAATGCACCAGTTCCACCGGGTCAAACGGTCCCAATTACTCTTAACAGTATTCAAGTTTCCAGCATCCCCCGCAGAATGTATATTTTCGCTAGACGTGATGATTTTGACAGAACAGCCTTTACTGCTGATGCGTGTTTTGGTCTTGAAGAAGGAGCAAACCCGCTAACAATCACCTGGAATAACCAACAATTTTGCTCGCAGATGACGACAGCAGACCTATATAACACAAGCGCTAAAAATGGTGTGAACATGAGTTACCCACAGTATGTACGCGATAGGGGTAGTATTACTTGTCTTAACTTTGGTGACGATATCGGGCTAGCTTCTGATGAGGCCCCCGGCGTCCTCGGTAACTATCAACTTGGTCTAACTATACGAGTTAAAAATACATCATCTGAAACTATCACCCCTACCCTATTCGTTGTGTGTGTTTATGAGGGTGTATTTACTGTACAAGATGGCAATTGTTCCCAACAGATTGGAGTACTAAGCCGCGAGGATGTGCTTAACAGTAGAATAGTTAGAGGCATTAATTATCAGCAGGCACAGGATGTCTTCGGGGGTTCCTTCTGGGATACTCTAGGCCGTGCTTTTGGCACAGCTGGTCGATTTATTAAGGACCATAAACTTTTATCTAGGGGTCTTGCTTTAATCCCTAACCCATACGCTCAAGGTGCGTCACGTGCCGCGGCTGCTGTCGGCCTTGGTATGTCTGGCGGTAGTTTGACCAATGATGATATTAAGGGACGGCTTACTTATGACGCGTCAGAACTTGCGGAAGATGAAGATGAAGATGAGAGCAAATATAAATATATCTAATGTGTTTAATATTATATGTTATGTATAATTGATTTTTTTATTAAAATCAATTATAAATAATGAGGCATTCTCATATATATATTTATCGTCTGTAAGAAAATGACATATTCAAATGTAAAACCCTTTGAGCCAATGGTGTGAATAAATCGACTGTACTTAATACATCAATTCTAAAAAGTGTATCCTCCCCTGCCTGTTTTCTAATTATTGCGCTGCATGGTATTTGTGCCTCCTGTCCTGTATTATTAAAAAATACACATGCATTAACGTTGCCAATTCCTAAAACAGGTACCGGAAATAATATAATATCTTTAGTATCGAATGTTAATGTAGTAGCATAAACACCAAAAGCATTAATTGGAGCAGTAGCAAACCCACCAATACGCGCGGAAACATTATAAGTCACAATATTACCACTTATTATTTTTTGACTTTGAATAACAGGGGCAACGCCGGTGCCCGCTCCAGGGATAATATTTAAGTCAGTAGATAGTGCCCCATTTTCTATATATTCATTAGGAGGGGGCACAGGTGGTCCTCCAATTACACTATTTGCTTCAAGTACATCACAATAGACATGGGCCCATTTTTCATTTTTTGTTTCCGGGGTTAGAATATTTTTTAAAGACATGTTATATATTATATCATAGATAATATATTTTTATATACAACTTACGAGAAAAATAAATGTATTGTACCCGAACCTGCATTGCCACCACTCAGGCGCACACTCAATCGCTGGCCGTCAAAAAATGGCGTATCTGTTACATTTTGTACAGCACTTGCGGCTATTAGATTAAATGAATACGCGACTACATCATTTTTTAACACCTGGAGCGTAGCACCGGTTCCTGTATCTGTTGTGTATGAAATCCGGCTTAGGTTTGCACTGTATGGTATTTTACACTCGGTTTTTGAGTCAACGGTGTTAGTTGTGTTGTTATCAGGGTCACCGTTAACAATGGCCACCTTTGGTAGAGAATTAAACACGCCCCCAAATGATAGGCAATAACTGCTCGACTCCTGCCACGCCGCATCGCCGGAATTATTGAACATTTTTAACACTAGGCCCTGGGTTCCTCTATTTCCTGGCATCCTGTACGAATTCCCGCCGGTATTAATAATAACGGGTCCATTCAAATTGCTTGTCGTTCCAGCAGTAAAAACACCATTTGAAAATAATTGATTTTGTATGATGACTGATGCATTATTAATAAATCTCATTTGAACATTACCGGTATCATTATATATCTGGAGTTCTCCGCCTGAACTTCTTATATCGTATCTGTTTACGTTATCGACATCGTCCTTAATTCTATATTGTTCAGCTTCAATATTTGTGACATTTGTTAAACTCTGGTTGTTTAAATTAAGGTCAACCCCATTATCAGTTATTGCTGACTGATCAACCGTGAGACCGTCAACTCCGCTAAATCTTGAAAGCTGCCCCACAACAGTTGGAGCCACTCCATTATATGCAATCCCTTCGCTGCCTGTATCATCTGGGGCCCAAAACGTAGCCCCCGC